TGGGCTCAGGCTAAAAAATTAAGAAAAAAGTTTGGTTATAGTATTGATGAACTTTTTAATTGCTCTGTTTTATGATAAAATATTTTGATTTGACTATACTCGTTATCTAGTTCACGGACGAAAACCTGGCAAACCACCGCCGATAGCTCCGATTATTCGCTGGGTAGGTTATAAATTCGGTTACTCAGGAAAAGAAGCTATAAGCACTGCTTACGCCGTAAGAACAAAAATCGCACAAAGCGGAACCAGTTATTTCCCTGACGGAACAGAACTATTAGAAGTACTGCAAAGCAAAGAAACAATAGACTTTATTAACCATAAAATCAAACAAAAACTGCTCGAAAAAGTGAAGTTAGAAATAATTAGAATAATTGAAAATTAAATAAAAATGTTTACCCGAACCACAGCTATCAACAAAATAAAACGTTTACAAAAACGCATAAAAGTAATACAAGGTGGAACGTCCTCAGGAAAAACCTACGCTATAATACCGATTTTAATCGACCGAGCCTGCAAAGAAAATTTCCTTAAAATTACTATCGTTGCCGAAACTTTGCCCGCCGTGAAAGAAGGTGCAATGGATATTTTCAAAACTATTATGCAGGAAACAGCTCGCTGGTGCGAACAACACTGGAACGCAAGTAGCCTAATCTACACTTTCGGAAAAACAAAAAGCCGAATACAATTCAAATCGTTCGACAGCCTCGGTAAAGCTAAAGCCAGCGGAAAGCGTGATATACTTTTTTTAAACGAAGCCAACCACATAGATTTTGCTATCGCCGATGCCTTAATGATACGCTCGATAGAAACTTATATCGACTATAATCCCGACAATGAATTTTGGGTTCACACCGAAATATTACCACAACCAAACGCCGAGTTTTTACTCCTAACTTACGCCGACAACGAAGCTTTGCCCGAAGAAACTTTAGAAAATCTACTTATAAAAAAACAAAAAGCGTTTTTTGATATTTCCATTTCCGATGAAAAATTATTCCTAAATCAGAACGTAAAAAATTCCTACTGGGCAAATTGGTGGCGTGTTTACGGACTTGGACAAATCGGAAGCCTTGAAGGAGTAATATTCAACAATTGGCAAATAATCGAACAAATTCCGCCAGAGGCCAAATATGTTTGTACAGGTTTAGACTTCGGTTTCACTAACGATCCGACCGCCGTAATTGACAAATACGAACTCGACCAAACGCCGATTTACGATGAGGTTTTATACCAAAAAGAACTAACTAACTCGCAAATAGCCAAGCGACTTTCAGACAAAAAAAGGTTTGTTATCGGCGATTCAGCCGAGCCGAAATCAATCACCGAACTAAGCCAACACGGACTTAGAATTGTCCCAGCAAAAAAAGGAACGGACAGCATACTTTTTGGCTTGCAAACCATTCAGAGCTACGATAAATTCTACGTAACAGCCCGAAGCACAAACCTAATCGCCGAATTGCGTAAATACCATTGGCAGAGCGACCGCAACGGAAACACACTCAACGTCCCGATAGACGATTTTAACCATACAATTGACGCTATTCGCTACCTTGAAACACACGGCAAACTAAAACCGAGATATAAGATAATTTGGTAACTGGAAAAAATCAAATAAGTTTGATTTGGCTTAGTTCTTGTCCGAGTTTGTGTAAGGCGGTTTCGATTTTTTTGCGTTGAGCAGGATGTCAATTTAAACAAGAAAGAATATAGCAAATTTATACGAGTTGTATAGACAACAATTCTCTACCTAAATCGTGTAAGGCGGTTTGTATTTTTTGCTTTTGAGCTTTACGAGGTTTACTTCTTCCGCTTACATAATGGTGAATTTGTCTTTGGTTGATGTTTGTTAGACGTTCTAAAGCTGAGTTGGTAAGTATTCCTTTGTAATATTTTAATAAACTTTCCGTGTCGTATTTATAGACGAGTTCGTATTCGCCTTTTAAAACTTCAGGAATTTCTTGTTCTTCGTAAAATTCTTTTATAGAATCTATTGCATCCTGAATAGATTGTTTACATTCTTCAATAGTATCGCCCATTCCGTAAATTCCCTCATCTCCATCCGAATAAGCACCGAAACCGTCTTTGCCTGCTTCCAAAATAATTGTTATTGTTTTCATTTTTATGTTTTTATTTGTTAAAATGGATTTTTTACAATCCCATTTGTTTACGTAATTTTATTTATGTTCCTCTCTTTAACTCTTTTGTTCCGTGATTTGGAATAGTAACTTTTATTTTTCCGTTTGTCCAAACCTCGTGGCTTCCTTTGGCCTGCCTTAAAAATTGCCAGCCGTTTTTTCTTGCTAACTTCATAAACTCACTACATTTCATTTTTTTTATTATTTAAATTGACAATACAAAAATAGTAAAAATTATATTACCTACCAAATTTTTTAATGTTTTTTTTACTCTAATAACCCAAAAACTTCTTCTTCTATTTCCCAAAACTCTGCAAAACATTTACACGCTAACAACTTTAATTTTGCCCTGTAAAACATTTTCAATTCTCAACTTTCAATTAAAGAAAAACGTGTACGAAATAAAACTATACGGCGAGGTAGTACCTTTTGCAGAACTGCAAAAAGACGGATTTGTCAATTTGTCTTTCCTGCAAAATCAACTACAAAAAGCAGGCGGAAAAGACGTGAAAATTCGCATAAATTCCGTTGGCGGAGACGTGGACGAAGGCTTTGCTATGTACTCGGAATTACGCCGTTACGCTCAAGAAAACAACGCTAAAATTACAACCTTAGCCGAGGGAAGATGTGCCTCTATTGCTACGATTATTTTCCTGGCTGGCGACACAAGAATTGTTACCGAATACACCGAACCTTTCGTACATAACGCCTGGTGCTACACTATGGGAGATTCTAAAAAAGTTATGCGTGTAGCCGACGACCTTGAAAAATGCAACGACAAAATAGCTAAACACTACCAAAAACACACCAATTTAAGCTATCAACAGGCAAGAGAACTTATGGAAAACGAAACGGCTATTTCGCCACAGGAAGCAGTAGAGTTCCGTTTTGCTACTCAAATCGAACAAACCATAAGACCAAAAGCTAAACAACAAATTATAAATAAACTAAAAACAGAAATGAATAGGAAAACCAAAACCAACAGAAAAAGAAGTTTTATGGACAAAATTCAAGCCTTTAGAACTTTACTCGGCGGATTTAAAAACAAAATCGTTTTTGATGCCGAAAATAACGAACTCGACTTTTACGAACTCCAAGATGAGGATACTATCCAAATCGGCGACAAAGCAACCTTAAACGGACAACCAGCCCACGGACAAGTAATCATAGCAACAGGCCAAACTTACCTGTTCGATAACGGAGAGCTAACCGAAATCATAGAAGCACAAAACTCTGACCAACCAACCGACCAGGTCGAAGTTTTAGAGGAAAAAGTACAAGAACTGGAAAAAGAAAATCAAAACTTAGAAGAGGAAGTGAAAACCTTAGAAGAAGAGGTGAAAGTTTTGGAAGAGGAAAAAGAAGAACTCGAAGAATTGCTAAACAAAGCAACTCTGAAAATCACTAATATGCAGAAAAACCTAAGTATATCGGTTTCTAAATCCGCCAGCTCACGCAAAAACAGACCAACGCAAGAAATATCACAAAAATCAAGCGTTGCCTTTGCCGTACAACAAATTAACAAAAACAAATTAAACAGAAAATAAAATGGCAGTATCAACAGACTTTTCAACTAAAGTAATCGGACTTGTAAAAGACCTTGTATCAGCAGATAAAGTAACGCTAAGTGAGGCTATTTTTCAGGAAACTTTTGCCTTGAACAACTTCGCCAAAGCTCACAACATAGACCTAAACGTAAGACACGGCAACGTTATCCCGATTGTCCTAAACAACGACCCTTTTCTATCTATGAAAGAAAGAGACCAGACAAGTTGTGATTTTCCCGAAGGAAGTTTAAACATAAAATTCTCCTCCAAAAAATGGGATTTAGCCGAGTACGCCGAACGCATACCGATTTGTATGAGACAATTCGACGAGAATTTTCTTCTATTTTGGAATATGTATCGCCAGGGTTTGGACGATCCGACAAATACTCCTGACGCACAGGCGTTTTTGTCGTATTTAATCAAACAAGTCGAGGATAGAGTTCAGGCAACCCAATGGCGTGTAGGTTATTTCGGCGACACAACAAGCACTAACGATTATATCAAAGGAAACAACGGATTTTTCGTGCAAGCATCCGCTGGTAGCGGTTACAAAAAACAAATCGACAAAGCAACAACAGAACCAACAGGAGAAGAATTAATAAAAGCTATCGAAAAAGCCTTAAACGAAAATTCAGGCGAATTTTGGCTCGGCTCGGACGATATTGTTATCAAAACAAGCTGGCAAGTAGCAAACAAAATAGTTATTTATTTGAACAGCTTAGATAGATTAAACCAGTATAATTGCACTTGCGTGAGTGCGGACGGAATTGTACGCTCGGACAAATTCGGCGTGGACGGATTGCGTTTGTTCGGCTATAAAGTCGAGGCTCACAGAGAAATTGACGGCACAGCACGTGTGCTTACAGAAAGTCCTTTTCAGATTTTAATCGCACGCAAATCTAATTTGCACGTAGGAACTAACACTATGGACAAACTCGACGGATTTGATATTTTTTATGACCAATTGACCAACAAAGTTTATATAAACTCTTCGGTTTATCTGGGCGTAGCTATCACTTTGGACGAATACATTTATCTGAATTAAATAAATTTTTAATTAAAAATGGCAGTATTAAGTTTATGTTCAACGCTATTATCAGGGCAAAATGCTGTTTGCCAGCCGTTGAAACGCAGATATTTTCAGCAAGCAGTGGTTATACCTAAAAACGATATTTTGAGTTATACCATTGAGAAAACCGACCCGACACAGGCAAATCCGACCTGTAAGTATTCGGTGAAATTCAAGCTAAAACCCAGCAAAAAAGGACTTCGTTTTTTGGGTTCTGAAAACGGCAGTAGCTATTTCGGAACGTTCGACAAATCCGTGTCCGACTTAGGTTTTGTGCAGTATAAACACAACGTGAATATGTTGGTTGTCGGAGCTACCGAAGAGGCAAAATGTATTTTGGAGGCTTTAGACAAAGGACGTTTTGTGGTTGCTTTGCAATTCACTGACGGCACGATAGAAATTTACGGTATCGAAAACGGACTTTCCTCTGTCGATTATACGTATGATGTGCAGGGTGGCGGTGGCGGAACGGCGATAGTTTTGTCGAGTTCGGAGAATACGCCAGAGAATTATATTCCTTTGGTTTACAAACCGCAAAGCGGAACGGACGGAACAGCAGACTTTGACACAGGATTTTCTAATTAAAAATTAAGAATTAAGAATCAGGATTTGCTACGCAAATCAATTAAGAATTAAGAATTATTTTTTATATTTGCGGTTGTTATTTATTATTTAATTCTTAATTCTTAATTCTTAATTCTTAATTGTTAATTTTTAATTTTTAATTGAATAAGGTTGTTATTGATTTGGTTAGTTATGATAGTCAAAAGGTTAGGGCAAACGCCGACCTTTTGGCTTTCTACGTGCAGACTTTCGAGCGATATTTTGGCTATAAACCTAATTGTGTTGGTTGCACTTTCAACGATGATTTTCAAATGCTCAAAAACGCTATTGTAAAGGATTTTAACGCTAATAATTTTCAACTTTCAACTTTCGATTCTCAAATAAATAAAACTATGGAAAATACATTTAAGTTACGACAAGAAAAGTGCGAAATACTATGGTATCGCAAGGATGATACTGTTTTTCGCCGTTATGATTATGCTTTGGACGATGAGTTTGTAAGCGAATTTTTAACTCACGGCACGGCCGAGGAAATCGCCGAGCGGAAAAAACTTTTTTCAAAATTGCCTGATTCAATTGAAAATGGAGAATTGAAAGAGGAAAATGAAGTTGTAGAAAAGCCGAAAAAGAAAAAATAAAAAACTCTGCTTAATTGCTTAAGCGGAGCGTGGTTGCTGTTTTATTTAGTGTCAAATTAAAAAAAACATACAGCTATATTTTACGCAAATTTTAGGGTTAATAATTCTTGCCCTAAATTATGTAAAGCGTTTTCGATTTTTTGTGTTGTTTTTTTAGTTGGTTTACGATGTCCAGACGAATAATTTTGTATTTGTTTTTGATTGATACCTGTAAGGCGTTCTAAAGCAGAATTAGTAAGTATGCCTTTGTAATGTTGTAAAAAACTCTCCATATCGTATTTATAAACAATTTCGTATTGTCCTTTTAAAATTTCAGAAGTCTTAAAATCAGGGTCTTCTTTGATAAATTCGATACAATCTAAAACGCTTTGTTTACACTCTTTGATAGTATCGCCAGCTCCATAAATTCCGATACCATCTTCTTCGGGATACGCTCCGAAATGATTTTTACTTGCTCCGATAATCATTGTTATTGTTTTCATTCTTAATTCTTAATTCTTAATTCTTAATTAATTTCGTGGCTTCCTTTTTTACTTACTAAAGTCCAGCCTGCTCGTTTGGTTAGTCGAATAAATTCGCTGTATTTCATTTTTTTGTTTTTAATAATTTGACACTGCAAGTAATTTTTCCACCAACCACCAAATCTCCAAAAATTTAATTCTCAATTGATTACAATTTTCCAAAACTTTGACAAACAAACAGAAAACAAAAGCAGGACTTTTGTTTTCAATTAATTTTTAATTAAATGAAAATCCGTGCTACTTTAGTCAAACTTTGGAAACGCAAGATAAAGGCAAGACCAAACCAAAATAACATTTACCTAAACGGCGAAAACAACCTTTATCCGAGCGAGGTCGAGCGTGTTATAAACAATTCGCCGACGGCTTTTCGTTGTGCAAAAATGATGAGCAATTATATAGCTGGAACTATCGCTGGCGATGATGTTGTTGTCAACCGAAAACGTGGCGACAAATTATCCAAAATCGTGGCTCTGGCCGCACGTTCTATCGCTTATCAAAACGGCGTTTTTTTCCATATAGAATACGGATTTGATACCGAAACAGCCGAGCTTAAACCTGTTTGGCTCGACGTTTTGGATTACTGCAAATGCCGAATTTCCAAAGAAGATACAGAGGAAAACCCAGGCAAAATATATTATAACGACTACGAAAATCAACTTGTAACCAACAAAAAAGACGAGCTTTGGTATTATCCTTTTAATCCGAACAAAGACGTGGTTTTAGCTCAAATACAAGCCGATTGCACGGACAAAAACACCGAAATTACAGATGCTATAAAACATTATCGCGGACAGGTTTATTACCTTAATTTAACGCCCGAATATGTTTATTCTTTGCCGTTTGTGGATTCTGTTTTTAATGATGCCGATAGTGAGTTTCGCTTCGGTTTGTACGTAAATGCTCAATTCAGAAACGGATTTTTAGGAAAGATAATCGTTCAGGTGGCAGGGCTTGAGGACGAGGATAATCAGAAAATCAAAAGCGATGTTTCCGACTTCTTAGGAGCAGAAAACTCAGGAAGTGCATACGTTGTAAGCTCTGAAGTTTCGGACGATTTGGACAAGGTTTTTCGGGTAACACAATTACGTCCGCAGTTTGACGACAAACTAATCGAAAAAACCCGTGAGGCGATAAAATCAAACATACTCGGAGCGTTTAACAATATTCCCGAACCGCTGGTTTTAGCTGGCAACGGAGCATTGTTCGGTACGAACGCCGAAACATACAAACAGATGAAAATTTTTTACCAAGAACAGACAAAATACGAACGTGAGCAACTGCAAAACGCTTTTGCTTATTTGGGATTTCCTTATACAATTGAAAATTGAAAGTTGAAAATTGAAAATTATTCTAACAACTAATAACTAAATAAAAATGAACACAGAATATTTATTAAACAAAATAAACGCCAACATAAAACAGAACGCAAACGGCGAGATAACGGCGGAAATTCTAAACAAAATCCTGCGGGATTTATTGATATATTTAGACGAGAAAATCGGCGACCTAAATTATTTAAACGCTTCTATAAACAACGATAGTTTAGTTGATGTGGTAAACCTCTTGCAAACCCAGATAGAAAGTAACAAAACAGGCATACATATAGGTTCGGGCAACCCGAACGAAAATCCGCCTGATAGTTACGCCACGCTGGATTATTACTTGCAAACCGACCAAAACGGACAAACGCTTTATTTGTGGCAATACACCGAAAAAGAATGGTGCAAAATCGCAAATTATATAGACGATAACGCTCCAGCAAATCAGCATTCGACCTGGAGTAGTTATGAAATTGATTTGAGAATATCGCATACAGATATACAATTACAAGAACAAATAGACGATTTGAATGGAGAAGTAAGAAATTTGCAAACACAAATAAACAATTTACAAGATATAGAAAGATAAAAAGAAAAAGAAAAAGAATGAAAAATATTTTACAACATTTTACAGAAAGCATAAAGGAGTTTCATCAGGAAATAGTTTACAACGTATTGACGTTAAAAAACGTTTTTGACTGGCGTAGTTTACCTGCTTTGGTTGGAGGTTTTTGGTTGGCTTTGAGTTTGTCGGAGTTGTTGTTTACGGTGTTTGTAATTTTTTACTTGTTGGATTATTTGACGGGAATTTTGGCCAGTATAGTAGAGTTGCGCAAAAATCCGTTGAAGCTGGAACGCAGGAAACGAAGAAAAGGCAATATGTATTGGATAGAGAGCGGGAAATTGATACGAGGCTTGGTAAAGATGTTGGTTTATTTGCAGTTGATATTGGCGGTTGTAGTCTTGACTTATATTTTGGATTTGGAGCATATCGTTTTGCACGAGCGTATAATTCCTCTTACGCCGTTGCAGGTATTGTTGGTTTTGTTTATAGCGAGTGAGTTTGTGAGCAATTTGGAAAATGCCAAGCGTAGCGGGTTTGATTTGGTAAAAATTACAAAGGACATGGTTATAAAGTTTTTAGATTTTAAAAAGCTTCTATAATTGAAAGTTTCAACAAAGGAGTTTTCTTGTAAGGACGGCACTGCAGTTCCTCAGAAGTATTACGGGAATGTTATTGAACTTATGCAAAACTTACAAGTGTTGCGGGATTATTTTGGAGTTCCGATACGGATAAATTCGGCTTATCGTACGGAGAAGCACAATGCAAAAGTTGGTGGTGGAAAGCAGTCTCAACATTTGTATGGACGTGCGGCGGATATAGTTGTGCGAGGAGTTTCGCCTTTGGAGGTTTATAAAACTATAGAGAAGTTGATTTTGGAAAAAAAGATGAAACAAGGCGGATTAGGATTGTACGATAGTTTTGTACATTATGATGTACGTGGTGTAAAGGCGAGGTGGGATTTTAGGAAACGCTAAAGCGTTTCAAATTAAGAATTAAGAATTATTTTTTATATTTGCAGTTGTTATTTATTATTTAATTCTTAATTCTTAATTCTTAATTCTTAATTCTTAATTCTTAATTCTTAATTCTTAATTCTTAATTACTCACTATGTTTTTATTTGTTTTTATCGGTGTTCGTGAATGCT